CAACTATTTCATCGTCTCCTTGGGGTCAGTCAGACATTTGGGACATCATCCCTCTGAACCGTGAACTCAATGAAAAGATGCTTGAAGTCTCGGACATCATCAACTACCACGCCGCTCCTGTCACTATCATCACTGGCGCTAAGGCTTCTCAATTAGAGCGTGGACCTAAGAAGGTCTGGGCTGGACTTCCTAAGGATGCAAGCGTGTTTAACCTTGAATCCCGTGGTGAGATGTCTGGTGCTTTGGAGTACATCAACGTTATTAAGCGCACTATGCACGAGATTACTGGTGTTCCTGAAAGCGCCCTTGGTCAATTCCAACCAGTATCTAATACCTCTGGTGTGGCTCTTGCTATCCAATACCAGCCAATGATGAACCGCTTTACAATGAAGAAAATACACTTCACCAAAGGTCTTGAACGCATTAACGAACTGGTTATTCGCACTGCGGCAATCTTTGAACCATACATGCTGACATGGGACCCTTCACGTGCGGAACAGCCAGAAAAAGACCAATTGACGCAGTTAGACCCTGCTGACCCTCTTATTTATAAAACGACAGTTCACTGGCCTGAGCCATTGCCTGTTGATGTTCTTATTAAACTTAATGAAGTTCAGGCAAAGATGCAATTGGGCTTGGAGTCCAAAGAAGGCGCATTGCGTCTTCTTGGCGAAGAGTTCCCACGTGAGAAACTGTCTGAAATCTTTGAAGAATTGCAAGACGATGCTATTGACCAGGGTGCATTAGACATGATGCGTGCCCAAGTCCAACAGGCAATCATGCTTGCAACAGGTATGTTGCCAACTCCTGACGGGGGTGCTCAGCCAGCGCCTGCAGGAAGTGGTAATGTATCTAGTGCGGATGGCTCTGCCGCTCCGCTCCCAGGCATCGGTGCCGCCGCTCCGATGGAAGGGGAATTAATTAACAAATTGGTATCACGGGCTTACGGTGGGCGTTTTGCACAGCGTAGGAATCCAGACGAAGACAAATAAAAAGTTACATTAAATAAGTTCCAATTAGCCAAACTAGTGAGGTAAATACTATGGCAAAGAACCCTAACGTCCCTGAAGGGGACATCATCATGGTACCTACAGACGCTCCAATGGTTGAGCAGTTTGTAGAAGATGCAATGGCAAAAGCCAACGGAAAAGTATTCTCTGAAGACGAAGTAGAGAACATCCGTAAGCAGGAAAAAGACAAGATGTATAAGCGTCTTGAAGAAGCCGACATGCGTGTAAAGACCATGGAAGAGCAGATTAGTATCTTGGCTCAGGAGCGAGAGGCGGCTCGTGCTGAGGCTGAAGAGCGTGCAAAGCAGGAAGCAGAACTTATCCGTGAGCGTGAGGTTGCTGAACTTTCTGCAAAAGAACTACTTCTCAAGCGTGAAGATGAGTTCAACTCTAAGTTGTCACAGATTGAACAAGACTACAAAACTCGCTTTGACGAAATTGAACGACAGCGTGAACAGCAGGAAGCATTGCTTGAAAAAGAGCGCCGACTGCAGGAAATCAACTCATATCGCTCCCGCCGTGTACACGAGGAGCAAGAATCTATCATCCCTGAACTGCTTGACCTGATTGCAGGAAACAGTGAGGATGAGATTGAAACTTCAATTGGCGTGCTTCGTGATAGAAGTAATGCTATTATTGAATCAATCCAACAAGCGACAGCGCAACAGCAAAGTCGTTTGCGGGGGGTAACACCTACGTCACCCCCTATTGGGCCAATGGACACCCAGACGGAGTATCAAACGTTGACAGCCGAAGACATTCGGAATATGCCAATGGAAAAGTACGCACAGATGCGAGACAGGCTCATGAACGCCCGCCCCAATCGGGGTCGGTACTAAACCCACATAACCCATAACCACGGAGGATAAAATCCCATGGCCCTTCCCGCCCCACAAGGTGGTGCTATTACTGGTGCTAACCTAGGTTCAATTTCAACCACAGGTTACTCAAGTGACACCACACTCTCCCCAGCAATTCAGACAATTTGGTCCAAGGAAATCTTGTTCCAAGCAATGCCTGTTCTTCGCTTTGAGCAGTTTGCAGTAAAGAAGACGGAACTTGGCGTTATGCCAGGTCTCACCATCAACTTCATGCGCTACAACAACCTTGAAGTTGACGATTACGCAGGTGCTGAATTGACTGAAGGTGTCCGTATGGAGCCAGTCGCTCTTTCGGCAAGCCAGATTCAAATTACAGTTAAGGAACAGGGTAAGTCTGTTGCTGTCACCGAATTGTTGCTCAACGCTTCATTTGATGACGTTATGGCTTCCGCTTCCCGTCTCCTTGGTCGTCACATGGCTCAGTCAATGGACGCACAAGCACGCAACACCCTTTACGCTCCTGGCGTTCCTTTTGGTGGTGGTGCCGCTGTTGCTCCAAACGTAGTCTTTGGTCGCACACCTGCCGCAAGCCGTGGCTCAATCTCGCCATACGATGCAGGCACCGTTGGTTCCGCTTCTAACCCAGGCTGGCTTTCACCTGCAACCGTTAAGGACGCAGTTGAAGTTCTTGCTAACCAGAACATCCCACGCCTTGGTGACACCTACGTATGTTTCGTAAGCCCTGCACAGGCACGTTCACTCCGTGACTGGCCTGAGTTCATTGAAGTCACGAAGTATGCCGCTCCAGGTAACTTCATGCTTGGTGAAATCGGACGTCTCTATGACGTAGTGTTCATTGAAACCACCCAAGTCCTTAAGGGACAACCTGCAGGTGGCGATGTTGTTGACCTCGCACCAGGAACCTCTGGTTATCAAGACCCAACTTCAGACTCGTACTCAGCAATCATGATTGGTGACAACGCTTTCGGACAGGCCATTGCATTGCCAGTGGAACTCCGTGACGGTGGCGTCATTGACTTTGGTCGTGAGCACGGTCTCGCATGGTACGCAATCTGGGGCTTCGGTGTTATCACCCACGAGTCTCGTGTACTTATCAACACTAAGGGTGGCGCTATCTCCTGATAGCCCCCTAAATACTCTGATGTGGGGGGAACGGCGTAAGCCTAGTACCCCCACTGAAGGTACAATACAACTACAAGTAAAGGATGTAATCCAATGGCTACTAACCGCAATTCAAATACGTTTGCTGAACCCGTTTCAGAGGAAACTGTTGCTACTCCAGCGCCAGCGCCTGGCTCTGATTTGAAGCGTGCCCGTATCAAGGGTACGTGGACAATGTACTGGGGTACAAAGAAGTACAACTTTGAAGACGGAAAGACTTTCAACATTCCCGTTGACCTTTTTGAACACTTGAAGAAGTACGGGAATATCTACGACACTCTCTGAGGTAACTAATGGGCTTCTACATTCCTAATGCTCCTGACGCCTCAGTAATTGACCAATCTGAGCCAGACAGTGTAGATTTCATAGCCCTTGGTGATAGAGCAACTGGCGTTGTTTCTGGGTGTGCTGTAACTGCACAAGGAACCCCTGACCAAACTGTTGTTGTTGCTTCAGGTGAAGTTTGTATCAACGGAACTTATTATTCTGTTTCTGCAAACCCTTCATTATCTGTAGGTACAGGTAGTAGCGCAGGACCACGATTTGATTTGGTCGTTGTTAACTCTTCTGGTGCTCTTGCCGTTCGTACTGGTACTGCTAGTGCTAACCCTGTATTCCCTAGTTTATCTGCAGGGGACGTTATCCTTGCCGCTGTCTATCGCACAAGTGGAACTTCTGGAACAGTAGGAAGTTCTCAAATCATTGACAAAAGGGTTACGACTCCAAGCAACGTAGCCCGAACAGGCGCTGGAACACCTGGAAACTCATTAGGTTCCGTTGGTGACTTGTATGTAAACACAACCACTACCACGATGACTGGTCAATCACAGTTGTGGGTCAAGACTGGTGCATCAACATGGGAAAACGTAGCCGAACACTATAACTACGGTATTCGTCAACAAGCAGGCTCTACCGATACATTGACAACAACTGACGTAAACAATGTTGTTGAGTACTCTGGTGCATGTAATATTCGTATTACAACTTCATCTAACTCAGGATTTCCTACTGGGTCTATCATTACACTCGTAAAGACAAGTGGACTTTCATCCAATGTTGTAGTTGATAGCGGTGGTTCCTACGTTACTGTTAACTCTTCTCTTGGTCTTAAACTTCGTGACCAGTGGTCTACTGCTTCTTTGTTGAAGCGTTCCGATGGAACTTGGCTCCTTTTTGGAGACTTGACCACAGCATGATTATCCCAGGTGTTGTTGCTCATGCTTCACGCCCTGTTCCTACAATAGTTACAGGAGCGGCAACTAGCACTACGACTGTGCCTACAGTTACAACGTCTGCGGCGACTAACTACAATCAAAACTCAGCAACTCTTAATGGTTCTACGAGTGTGGGCACAATATCTTACTTGTGGGGAACTACATCTAGTCCCTCTACCGCACTTTCTTCCTCATCTTTAACAGGACTCTCTAGTAACACAACTTATTACTTTAGAGCGGTGGGGACAAATAATGCCGCTACAGCGTCACTTGCTGGAACTGTATCTACCACTTCTCCAACTACCGTTTCTTTTGAGTGGGGAACCACTAGTGGTGTGTACCCTAATGTTGCATCGGTAGGAACTTACTCTAATGTAACTTCTCAAGCAGTATCTGCTTCTATTTCTGGACTTACTCCAGGAACAACTTATTATTATCGTATTAGAGCAACTAACACGGTTGGCTTTACATACGGAAGCGAGCAGTCATTTGTTGCCGCTAATACGACTGCAAATGGTTCTGTGCTTTCCTTTACTACCTATCAATTTAGGTCAGTAACTTACACAGCCACAGGTTCGGGTACATGGACAAACCCAACACCTACTAATGGTGCATCAATTGACACGGTGTATAACCTTGTTTTAATTGGTGGTGGAGCAAGTGAAGCAGGTGGTTCTGGTCAAGGACGTCTTTTAACGTCATATAACTTTGGAGGTGGGAATGTCTCTTACTCCATTGGTGGAAGTGACCAATCAACTAACTTTAAAGACCAAACCGCCATTGCTGGTGTTAAGAGTTTTTACTCTTTAGGTTCATCAGGTGATGGGTTTTCAAATGGTTCTGGAGAAAGTTACCAGGATTTCTTCCAAGGATACTTGTATTTTGGTGTCGGTGGAGGCGGTGGTGCCGCTGGAGCAGGAACTAATGGATACTTAGTTTCATATACAAATCCATTTGGTGGTAGTGGTGGGCCTGCAAATACCTTAAGTTGGACAGGAATTGATGGTACATCTCGTTCCTATGCGTATGGTGGCGGTGGTGCTGGAGTTGGTGTAAAACAAAACCCTGCAACAAATTATGTAAACGCTGGAAGCCCTGGTGGGTACGGTGGTGTTTGGAACGGTAATGGAACTGATAACCGTGGGGGTGGCGGTGGTTACCTTGGTTTAGGTGGAAGCGGTTACATTTACTTTGAATACTGGGGTCCGTGAGCCTTTGTAGTATTCTTTAGGTATGGAGTTTTTGCCCAAACCTGAAGGAACAGTTGAGGATATTACTGCTGTTCGGCGTGTTATGTCTCATAGACACCGTGACCCACAACCTCAACTTAACCAACCATATCAAGACACAGTTCCAGGGGAAGGCTCAGGAGACGAATAATGGCAAAATTAACTCCGCTAGAACATACAGTAGAGTTGGCACGTAACTACCTTCGTGACTTTCCTAAGTTCTTTCAAATCTCATTTGATGCCATTGGTCGCACCTACGAGTTAGGTCAACTTAACATTGACCCTGACACCTTCTGGATTGCATCCACCATTGGGGCAAGTGCCACGGAGTTAACCACCAGCCAATACCATTTGGACAACCGAAATGGCATTTTACGACTAACATCTACCCCTCCTGCTAACAGTAAGATTCTGGTAGAAGGTTACTACTATGAGTGGATGCTTCCCGCAGACCTTCAGTTCTATGCTGAACGTTCTATTAACTTCCACATGCCATCTATCCGTATCCCGTTAGAGCAGGCTAGTCCTGCTGTATTGGACGTAGTGGGGCTAGGAGCGTTGGTAGAGGCTTTACAGGCCCTTATGACAGAGTACGCCCGTGACATTGACATTAGCACCTCAGAATCTGTACACATTCCAAGTTCTCAAAGATTCCGTATGCTCCAAAGTCTGGTGGGTCAATGGGAAGCAGAGTACCGCAAGCACGCCAATAACCTGAACATTGGTCCTGAGAAGATTGACCAATTTAGCCTTCGCCGTGTCTCTCGCACCACGAACCGATACGTTCCGTTGTTTCTTCCCAAAGAGTTGGGAGACCATGGTCCAACAGAGCGTATCTTTGCTGAAAAGGTTGAAGGACACCTCATCTTGGAAGAAGAAGAGAGTTTGCGGGATGACGTCTTTGTGGACACAGAACCACCCACTGGGTTCCTTAACAACTCGTTCTACTGATGGATACACGCAGAGAAATAGCCCATATTCGCCGCCATTATCGGCGCTATCAGGACATCGTTGGTGAGTCCATTGTCTGGTTTGAGTTTGACCCTCTTGCTTCAGCCGCTTCTGCTGGCTCCACCTTTGATGATGTCTATGACGAAGGAAACGCTGGCGTAGGTGGAAAGAAGTACAAGAAGGGCATTGTTATTCCTACCCTCATGATTACAGAGGCTGAGGACACCAAGCGTGCTATTCCAGAAGGTCGTCAGCCTGTCCAGATTGTTAACTTTGTAGCGTCTATTGAGGACTTCAGAAATGCTGGTGTATCCAATCCGTATGAGTATCGTTATCACCTAAACGACTTGTTCTTATATGACGGTAGGTACATGTCTGTTATGTCCTATCGTGTACGAGGTAGGGCACGAGAAGACTTGATGCTTGTTGTAGAGGGATTGGAAATCTACATCAATCAAGAAATGCCGTATGACCCAGGTCCAACTGGATTAGGCAATCAGAACGACCCTTGGCCTCCCACACTAGCCAACACCTGATAAAATAGACGTAACCCTAACGGCGCTCGTTAGGGGGTCCAACGCCTAGAACCTTGTGAGGAAATGCCAATGAATGGCTCTTCTACAACCTATTCCAACACGGGTTCTGACGGTATTATCACTGGGGCTTTTGGTGTTGTTAACTACGCTGAGTACATTTTAAATAACTATGACTCAATCGTAAAGAACGCCCTTGATGAAGAAGCAAAGACTCGTCAAAAGCAACTTCGCAAAATGGCACGGGCATCCGACACGGATTGGAAAGACCTGGCCCGTTATATTAAAGTTCAATACAACCACGAAGAGCGTATGTTCTCATACACCGTGGAAGGTAAAAAGAATCAAGAAAAGGCAATGAACTTGGAGTATGGCAATGGCCCTACCCCACCTGTTCCGTTCTTTCGTTCTTCCGCTCTGCAGTCTGCATTTGAGTCCGAAGAATCAATTAACCGCACTATGGGTGCAGAATTCATGAAGGGATACTGATGCGTACAGGTTTCCTTCTGGCTGAAGACGAGGCTCTCAAAAAGCGTTTGTCTAGCCTAACTGTATCTGATGACCGTGAAGCGGCTCGCCCTATTCAAGTCTTTTTCCGTTATCCACAGACGGAAACTGAGCGTGTGTACCCTTTTATTACAATTGAAATGATTGACATTGTGCACGCCCGTAATCGTCAGCACTCTGAGAGCGAATTGTTTTATTTTAACCAAAACGCTGGAGCAACTCTTCCAGAGGACTGGGAGAAGAGACCTAATGCCCTAACGTATTGGCCTAGCGAATCAGATGATTTCTCAACAATTACTAACCGTGATTCTTATAAAATCATTGCTACCAACGAGTTTGTTCCTGTAGACCTTGTATACCAAGTTTCTACATATACCCGTTCGGCCCTGCATGACCGTCAACTATCGTCTATGCTCATTAAGAAGGTGTTTCCTTTTCGCAGGTCTTCAATCCACGTTGATGCTGACGGAACTGACCGCCGTTTGGAGTTGCTTGACTGGACCACGGCAGACCTTTTGGATGCCGAATCTGGCTACCGTAAGAGCATTTTCCGCAAGATTTACACGTTGCAGATGGGGGCAGAACTGCCATCCACTGACCTATATGGATACAAGCAGGCCACCTCAGTAATCGCTAATATTGATTACATTGAATAACAGTCGTTTTTTGTACCTACCGATTCCTAGGAGTTAACATATGGCCCAATACACCTCACCTGGTGTCTACGTAACAGAGAGCACGTTTGCTACATCTACCGTTACGGGACCAACTACAACAGCCGCCGCTTTCCTTGGCACTGCATTGCGTGGTCCTACTACGCCTGTTGCCGTAGAGTCATGGGGTGCTTACAAAGCACTCTTTGGTGACATCTCTAGCGCATACGACCTTGGCTACGCTTTGTACCACTTCTTTGCAAATGGTGGTCGTACTGCCTATGTAACTCGTGTGGTTGGCGCAGGAGCATCTAATGCCGCCGCTACAGCAAGCACCAGCAACTGGTCAGTCAAGGCCGCTAACCCAGGTACTTGGGGCAACAGCCTTACTGTCGTTGTAGAAACCAGCACCATCACAACTGGTTCTACTCCAGCAATGACTCTTATTGTTAAGAACGCAGGTACTGAAGTTGAGCGCTGGTCAGAGGTAAGCCTTAACCCAGACAGCACTCGCTTTATTAACAACGTTGTAAATAACTACTCACAGTACATCACCACCTATGGAGTTACTAACTACGCAGGTGCAAGTTACACGGTAGCGGCTCAAACACTTACCTTAACAGGTGGTGGAGACGGTGCCGCTTTGACAGATGACACCAACAGTGGGACTCAAGCGGCTTGGGCGTCTGCTTTGGATACTTATGACAGCATCCAAGGACAACTTTTGTTTAACCTCGTAGGAAAGTCAAATGCCACAATCATTGTGGATGCTATTAACTACGTTGAAACACGTGGTGATTCGTTCCTCATTATTGACCCAGATGCATCTTTGGGAACAGACACCATTGCAATTAAGCAACTTGTTACCAACTACGGAGCATCTTCATATGCGGCTGTTTACTACGGTATGTTGTCAATGAGCAACCCAGCCGCTGGTGGAACCGCTTCATTGCGTAACACCTACCCTGGTGGTGCTATTGCAGGTCTTTACACCCGTGTTGATACAGAACGTAGCGTAGCAAAAGCACCTGCTGGATACGCTTATGAGTTGCGTAACACCTTTGGAACAGTAAGTAAGTTTACTGAGTCCCAGATTGGTGACTTGTATACCGCACATATTAACGTTGTTAAGGCAGTTCCTGGAGCAGGCGTTATCGTAAATGGTGCTCGTACTCTTAAGAAAACAGACCTTACAAAGTACGTTCCTACCCGCCGTAGTCTTAACTTTATCAAGGCAAACGTAGAGCAGATTTCACAATTTGCTGTATTTGAACCTAACGGTGAGAAACTGTGGTCGGACGTATCATCACGTATTGCTAACTTCCTCTCGTCCTTCTGGTCAAACGGAGGTTTGCGTGGTAACAGCGCATCAGAGGCGTACTTCATCACATGTGACTCAACGAATAACACAACAGCCAGCGTTGAGGCTGGAGAAGTAAACATTGAGGTTGGTGTTGCCCTTCAAACACCTGCCGAATTCATTGTCATTAATATCAGCCAATTCGTTGGCGGTAGCCAAGTTCAAGAAACACTCTAAGGAGTAAATAATGCCAGTCGTCAGAACAGACCCAATTCGTAACTTTAAGTTTGAAGTTACTTTTGTACCGCTTGACCAGGGTAACCCTGCGGCACCTAACGCCACAAACTTGTCGCAATTTGCCGCAGGTATTAATGGTATTGGATTTGCCGCAATGTCAGGACTTTCAGTACAAAACGAGATTATCCAGTACCGTGAAGGTGGAATGAATACCCACCCACACAAGATGGTTGGTCAAACAGACTTTGCACCTGTGTCCTTTAGCCGTGGTGTTATTTCAAACCAGGACCAACTGTGGCGTTGGCAACGTTTTATCCATAACTGGCAGTCAGGTGTTCCTGGTTCTACTGGCGGTTCTGACTATCGTTGTGACATCATTGTCCGTGTCTTTGACCACCCACACTCTAATGCTTCATACAATGACAGCGTAGAAGTGGGTAACAAGACAACGTTTATTGGTACACCAAAACTCGGTATTAAGATTTTCAACTGCTGGCCTGGCGGTTACTCAATGGGTGGCCTCAACGCTGGAGCAAATGAATTGCTTATCCAAGACCTTACCCTTCATAATGAAGGTTGGGTACTTGCTTGGAATGAAGCAGAAATCGCCGCTCTCCCAACACTTAGATAAATAAAACATAATTAGGAGTATCAAATGTCGGAAACAAGTGCGGCTAATGCCGCTATCGCTGACCCTGTACCACACATCAATGATGCCCCACAAACAACAGTTGAGTTGTTAAAGGGTATCTATAACGTTGAAACAGACACTTGGGAAACCCATGCTCAAGTCAGGGAACTGAATGGAGAAGATGAAGAGGCTTTGGCTTCCATCACCTCCAAGAAGTCCCTTTCTTATGCTGAGTACATGAGTGCCCTTTTGTCACGTTCAGTCCTCAAGATTGGGGATATTGATGTAGAAGGTAACTCAGGTCTCATTGACCAGTTAATCATTGGTGATAGAGACCTGTTGTTTATCGGTACAGTAAAAGCCACCTATGGACGTGTACGAGACCTAGAAGTCACTTGTAGTAACTGTGACGCTACTAACTATGTGAGTTTGAACCTGGATGACGACTTTGCTGTTGAGCGTCCTAAAAACCCACTGTACATCCCTATAGAGGTCAGCCTGAAGGATGGGTCAGTGGTAAAATTGAACTATCCGACTGGTGCGGATAGTTTATACGTTGCAAAAAAGGCTAAAACTACCGCAGAACAAAACACGCTCATGTTGTCACGCTGTGCCGTTTGGGACAGTAACCCTCCACGGGACAAGGAACAGTGGGCTAAGAGTCTTAACCTCGGTGATAGAGGTAAGTTGGTAAAGGCGCTATCCACCGACCCTCCTGGTCCAAAGATGGAAGAGGTGAATACTCAGTGCGCCAATTGTGGGGAAACTCTTCTCATAGTCATGGACTGGGTATCACTTCTATTCGGTTAACTTAAAAGTTACGTATTGGGAGTACGAAGCCATCGCTTCTATGTACAAAGGTTTTGGGTTGAATGACCTTAAGACCATGACTGTACGACAAAGAGCGTATTGGTATTCAATGGCTATCTGGCGTAACTCAAATAAATAGAGGTTAGTGATGGCTGAAAATAGAATTGGCGGTGGTGGGTTTGACTCAGACCCTGGCGCTGGTGCTGACGCTGGTAGAGCAGTCGGCTCTGTAAAAGTAAACTCTAAAGCATCTATTGACCCAACTGCATTTAAAGAACTCAATGCTGAGTTTAAGAAACTGCAGGGTTTTGTAACGACCTTTAAACAAGACTTGCCTAACCTTATTGAAGGTACCAAGAAGTGGGCGGCGGCTCTTAATAATGTTGCCAAGAGCATGGGCAAAGTGTCTGAATCCCAAGGTGGTGGAGGCGGTAGTTACATCCCCACACCTGGGCAAAGTTCTGGTGGTATTACAGGCAGTGGCACTACTGTAGGTAGTGGAAACACTGCTAACCCTACACAGATTGCTCATATCTACACTGCCGCTGGCGGTGGTGGTGGAGGAACTGGCACTGGCGGTGGAAAGGGAATGGCGGGTGACATTGCCCGACAGATTGCTTCCGCTATTGGTCAGGCTGTAGACAACCGCATTGCAAGAGGTGCGTCATATTCATTGTCTGCTGACAAGATGAACATGCTGTACCAGCAGATGTCTGGTCTTAATCAAAACCAAACGTACCACACTTACCGTGCACCACTGCAAGGCTACCGTCTTGGTATGGGTGGTATTAATGAAGTTTTGGGTCTGCAAGCCCAGACTGGTTTAGACGCCCGTAGGCAGGCACAGAGCATTGATGCAATGCGAGCATCTTCGGGTTACGCATACTCCACATCTGACCTTGCAAGCATGACTCGCCAGATGGCATCTCCAGAAGCCGTAAACCAGATGTTCATGATGACTGGTACAGGTATGTACGGCATTGGTGGTACACAAAGAACACAACAACAAGTGTTTCAAGACATCATTCGCCGTACAGGTCTTACTAGTGAAGCCGCCGTTAAAGGCGCTTTCCAACAGGGTTCTACGGTCCGTGCTCGTCTTCAAATGTCTGGATTAACAGAAGACCAGATTAACCCCCTTCTGCAATACGCACAGCAAAACATTCAATTCCAGAAAAAGGGTGGTCAAGGATTCTATGACCCATCCAAGAAGAGTCAACGTGAGTTGATGGGTGTTGAAGGAAACTTTGCTTCTCAGGCTGAGGAAACAGAGCGTGTAAAAGCACAACGTGAAGAGAACTTCTACAAGCGTCAAAACGACAACTTTGCTCAAATGGAAAGAAACGTTCAAGCAGTTAACAGAGCACTTGAGATGTTTGAAGAGAAGTTGTCTGGAATTGTAGGTGCCCGTATTAGTACTAAGCAAAGTATTGCAAAAGGTGCTCTTAAATTTGGTGCCTCTGCCATTGCAGGTATTGGCGCTGGTGTTGCTACAGGAAACCCTTTTGTTGGGTTTGCGGCTTTTACTGGTACAAAATCATTATTGGATAGCACACTTGGTGACGGTGTTACGTCATCTCCAGATACCAGTGGTGGAGCAAGCAATACAACTAGCACAGGAACTGCAACTAACATAGACGCCGTTAATACAAAGTCTGGAAATACACCTCCTAATGTTAAGAAGTCTGAAAAACATCTACAATCGTTGAATCCACGACTTGCGGCACGAATCAGAAAGATGCTGGAGGCAAACCCCAAACTGTACGTTGGAGGTGGCTCACGTACATCTGCAGAACAAAAAGCATTGTTTCTTAGCCGTTACGCCCCAACAGATGAGAAGACCAGCATTAAATGGCAGGGAAAGTATTGGAAAAAGAAGAACCCTAACGATGCTGACGCCGCTCCTCCAGGTGTGTCTATGCATGAAATTGGCATGGCGGCTGACATCCACGGTGACGATAACTGGATTACAAAACACGCAGGAGAATACGGACTAGTTAACTTTGCCAATGTAAACAATGAACCTTGGCACGTACAGGCTAAAGAGTTCAACCGTGGTCAATGGGAGTACCGACAGGCTGGTGCTCCTTGGGGACTTAATGGTGGTGGAAGTCAAGACTTTGACGAAAACACAGAATTAAATGGACAAACTGGTAGTTCAATGTCCAACGTTGCTATTAGTTATGGTCATAGTGCTGGGTCTGCAGGTGGAGGAGGCTCATCAGCAGGTGGTGGTGGTGGTGGTGGCTACCGATGGGCAGACATGTCCATGAGCGAAGTTATCAATGCAGGTAGGAAGGGCGATGGTATCTACCCAACTACTGGTGGTCGCACCAGTGCTCGCACAGCCACCAAAACATTGTCTAGTCCACTTGTAATGTCGCCTTCAATAGCAGGTCAGGTAAGTGGACCTGAGTACAATATTACTATTGCACCAAACATCACTGTAACTTCATCAGGGTCTACAACAGTAGACGCTCATAAACTTGCTAAAGAAGTTTCCGCTTTGCTTGACCGTGAGGTCAGACTTTCTCTTATGAGGACAACATAATGACCAACTACGCATCCGACCAGTTTTACAAGTTCCCTTCTTATGAAGGTGGCGGTAAAAACACAAATAGAAACTACAACGATAACCCTAACTTTAATTATCCAAGTAACATAACAAACCCACTTGGTAGTCGTGGTTCAGAGCCAATTCAACGTGGTTTTATTCGTGGCATTTACCCTGCAGTATTAGGTAAGCAAAAAGTAAGTGGTTCCAACACAGTAAAGCAACGTAGACTGTTCTTTCAATTTAATCCAACAACGCTAGACCGTACTGTAAGTATGAACATGTCTATGCTTAACCCGTTGTTACAAGACCCTACTAACTTGTTACAACCAGTTCCTGGTAGTTCTTCTTTTTCTTTTGACATTTTGTTTAACCGTGAGTCAGAGGTTGTAACAAGCAGATTTACAGATAGTGCTGGTAACCGAAAGCAATCAACCCCTATTACTGGAAGTTTGGATGCTTATGGAGAGAACACAAAGCCAGACGATGTGTCTACTTTGGGAGTTCTTGCAGACCTTTATGTCTTAGACTCTATTATTGGTCAATCTATCACCCCAGACATGGTTGACTTTTTAAAGTCATACTGGAACAACGCTTCAAACCTTTCACAAAGCACATACACGGCTGGAGATGGTAGTGCTAGTTTTTCTTTTAATGACACTGCTTTTCAAACAACAGTTCAAAAGAACTACGGCAACTCTGCATTTCTAAGCCCTCTACCAGTACGTATTGTATTCTCATCGTTGTTTATGGTTGAGGGTTTTGTAGAGCAAAGTAGCGTTCAGTTTGTTAAGTTTACTCGTAACTATGTTCCTACCATTTGTAAAGTTACTCTATCTGTAAGGGCTTTATACATTGGATTTGCTCGTGAGAAAGCCTACTTAACCGATGCCTTAGAGACTGCCGTGAAAGACCAAATAGAAACTAAGAAAAAGGATGATGCGTTAGCGTTAAAAATGAAAGGATTACTTACGAGAGGTACGTTTATTAATTATGTACCTGTTTACAACGATAACGACAGTAATACAAGTAACTCTATTACCTTTAGTGCAAACTATGATGACTATAGTGATGCTGTTATTCAAGCCAATCTATTTCCAGAACCAGGGCTGGTATCCCCTGACCAGGAGTTCTCAACTTTTAAAGATTGGTATAACTCAAACACTCCGTGGTACAAAGTTAATTACGGGGGTACGTTAACAAGCGCAGTGTCACAAGCAATGAAAACGGCTGTGGAAGACACAGGGGTTACATGGAAGTATGACGCTACATTTGAAATGTACTTAAACTATGGAAACCAGTCACAGGGACCTACTGCAACGGGTCCTGTTCGTAGTGAAATTAAATTACTTTCTTCTCAAATAAACTTTAGACGGATGAACAATAATCCACACGAAAACGGCGGTGCTGACATTGCAAATAACGCCAACAAAAAGGTCATTGGTTCAGTAAACAACGATAGATGGTATATTCATCCAACGGCAGGTAAAGTAGAAACGGTTTTAGATACCGACAAAGTTACTTTTTCTATTCTTCATAATTACACAATGGAATACACTAGTAACAGTGGTCCTGCGACTGTTACATATTCATACCGTAGTAACCATACTTTTAGTGCTAACAGCACAGCGGATTGGGCAAAGGTTAGAAATGCTGGTCTTAAGTGGCGCATGTATTCGTTGGGGTATCAATCATGATTATTAAAGGCTCCCGATACACGCAATCCTCTGAAACCCGCAATAACGAAACAAAGAATGTTGCTGTACCTAATAAATACTCAACAAATAACTTTATTACTATCATTGCGGAAGACGGTCAAACATTGCAGTACCTTGCATCTATCTACCTTAATGACGCTTCTATGTACTGGAAGATTGCTGACCTTAATCTAAACATTATGTATCCTGACAAGTTGACTGCAGGTACCGTTGTAAAAATACCAATGTTATGATTTTTAAAGGCTCTTCCGACCTGTCACCGAAGGTGACTATACGCATTGACAATGTACCTGTTGACTACTTGTCCATTGTTCGCATGACAGTTGAATTAAAAGAAAACATGCACAACATGGTTATTTTAGAATTTGCTGGATTAAACCCACAACTTATTAGTGAGTACATTGACCGTCCTATTCAATTGTCTATTGAAATGAGAGAACGTGATGCGTTTGAGTTCTGTGGGTACATTACATTTTTAGAACCTGTATCCGCATCTTATGATGGTATGGTTAATAACAGCCCATTTCAAATGACACGTGCTTATTGCCTAAGCGCTAGTTACTTAATGAAATCTACGACCTCACGTGTCTGGGAAACCATCACATTGTCAGAGATTGCTACGGAACTTGCAGATAAATACCAATTTTCTGTATCTGTACCCAATGACTCTTATCTATTTACTCGCTTAGTGCAAACAGCACAATCTGATTGGTCTTTTTTAGTAGAGAGTGCTAACTCATTGGGATACAGCGTGTCTGTTGAAAATACACATATACACGTCTGGGACCCCTACAAAGCAATATCACGTAAGCGTTCATACAGTGCGTTGTTTACATTGAGGGGGTCACTAGGAGCACCGTCTGCCAGCCCTGGACAAATCATGAGATTTGATGGTCGCATTGGCGGTGTAACACCTGATGGAAACAGAAATGCTGACACTATTTATTTATTAGATAACTCTGGCAAAATGCTGTCTGCATCTAATAGTAATAGTGACGAAACATCTGGACTAGGCAAACCTATTGAAACATTATTGACAAACACTTTGAATACTAACGCCATCTCATATGAAATGGGAAACAAGTTTGTTAGTGCCGAGTTGCGTAAGAAGTTTCCTATGACGGCACACGTAGATGTAGTTGGGGACACATCTATCCAACCTGGTGGGGTTGTAAGTATTAAAGAATACAATTCACAGTTTGATGGATTTTGGTATGTAAATAACGTACATCATGAACTGTTTCAATCTACTATCTCAACCTCAATAGAGATTTCAAAAGACTCATTAGGTGCCAGTGAGGTAGAGCCAACAATGGTTGCTTCTTACAGTACCCCACCTGCTCCCGCCCTGAAAAATGGTCGTTGGGTGTCTGAAACAGATATGGTACATGTTTATGCATAATATAATTTATTTAGGAGTTTGTTAGTATGAAAGTTATTTCAGTACCCTTTTCATTTACATCAGATACGGGACGTGTTACAACAACTGAATCCATTAACAAGATTGTTGAACAACAAATTCTAGACATTTTAACTACAGGTAACGGCGAACGTGTCATGGTTTCAAGGTATGGCTCTGACATCCGTTCCTTACTCTTTGAGGAAATGGACCCTCTAATCTTTGCTGAATATAAAATAGATGCTATTCAAGATTTAAATGAAAGTTTAACTATTGGAAAAGTAACTAACATGCAGATTTCAATGGCTGAAGAGGACTTCTACGGCACCGAGTATGAGACTTCTATTAACGTGTCCATTCAGTATTCTGTGCCCCCGTTTGGTTCATCCGTAGTAACATTTAATTTAACTAATTCACAAACAACCCTGTTGGGAGGGTCACTCTAATGGCAAGTTTTGATTACACAAGTCGTGATTATCTGTCTATTCGTCAAGACTTGTTTAACCGTGCGTCCTCTGTTATCCCCGAATGGTCTTCACGTGACCGTGGGGACTTTGGTGTTTTAATGGTTGACCTGTGGGCATACATGGGAGATATTCTTCATTACTACATTGACCGTGTTGCCGCTGAAACATACCTCAACACTGCAACACAGCCCAGCAGTGTGTTGGCTATCGCCAACCTTTTGGATTATCGTCCTTTGTTTCAAACATCATCTACAGGAACTGTGACAGTTACTGCAACTGTGCCCACGCATAGTGAATCAATTAATATTCCCGCAGGTACAGGGTTTGTTGCCCCTGCTACTGACAACAACCCCATTGTCTACTTTACGTCTACTGCGTCTGCGTCCATGGGTCCTTCCGTTTTAGCAGTTACCGTTCCTGTAGCAGAGGGTCGCTTGGTCAGCAACGAATCACCTATTAATGCTGTAACTCGTATCGCTGGTGTCAGCAACGGTTTGTCATCACAGCGTTTTAACTTGCGCTACACAGGAGTTGTGGCTTCAAGTGTGGAAGTCTATGTGTATGAAGGTCCTGTAGTTTCTGGTGCTCCGACTCCTGTTCAATACTATTATTCGTCTAACATTTCAGACATTGCATCAGACAGTAAGAGTTTTACTATTGAAACATCTGCTGATGGTGTGTCACAGATTATCTTTGGTAACGGTGTCAACGGAAAGATACCTTCTAATGGTGCTGATGTATCCGTCAACTACCGCCGTGGTATTGGGTACGCAGGCAACGTCAGTGCTGACCGCATCTCATCATTTGATACTGATGTAAGCATCAATAACGCTTACGTGTCGGCATCTAGTGCTACAGGCGGTGGTTCAGATTCTGAATCCATTGAGTCCATGCGAGCAAACATCCCGTTGATGTTCCGTACTCAGGACCGTGCGGTTTCGGTACAGGACTTTAAGGACTTGGCACTACGTACTGCACAAGTTGCAAAAGCAACATGTGACTCGTCAGGTGCTCCAAACATCATGTTGTATGTAGCCCCATTTGAAGCCGACTATCTAACTACCACTGCAACTTCGTTGCCTGTTTCCCAGGCATTACAAGATAATGTTATTGAATACTTTTCAACACGAACTGTTGTAGGGGCAAGTGTTGGAGTATCACCAACAATTACTTTATCCCCTGTGAACATTACAGTTAACGTAAATATACAGGACCAGTACGTAGCACAGTGGGTAAAGGAAGCAGTAGAAGAAACAATCAATCAATTCTTTACTTTTGACAACGTTTCATTTGGTCAAGTACTATCTCTTGGTTCTTTGTACAGAGCAATTCAAAACGTAGAAGGTGTTGATTACGCAACCATATCACGGTTCCGAAAGAACGGAGATGTTGCTCAAGAGGTGTACACAACTGTTTCTACAACTGATACAGCGTTGCTCCGTAAAGGAACTATTGTTGTTACTAGCCCTACGGCTGGACAACCTGGTTCTGGTATTACGGGAATTTTGGTATAACAAATGGCATTTACATCATTTACAATTCGTAAAACAACTGTAGGTTTTGGTTCTTATGTCCGTGCTAACGGACGTACAGATGGTTCACTACGTGCTGATGGTGTATCTTCTGTAGCACTTACTGAAACTGGTAACAGTACTTTTAGCGCTAACATCTTAAATCCTACTACTGTTCGTCTTGAATGGTCTTTAGGAGAAACACTTGCATTTGAAAGTGACGTAATTGGAGCATCAGTAGCATCACCTGTTGCTCTTGTAATTGTTTCATCTACCACTGGAGAACCAATTACTGTTGCTGATGGTTCCGTGGTAACTACCATTACCGCTTCTACAGGTGCAACTATCTATGATGATGTACCAGCAACAATACCTGGTCGCTGGGTCTACTACAGTTTGTTTGTAAAGTATCAGGCAGACGTAGACTATTGGTACAACCGTGAAGCAACTTTGTATATTCAATTGCCAACACAACACCAGTCGGTGGAGTCTTTGTGGTCTAATATCCCCATGTATTACCGCAACCTTGATGAGCAACAAACACCATTGGAAAGCGGTTACACACCACTGTATGGATTTTTGGAACTGTTCGGAAACGAACTTGACAGAACTCGTACATTGATTGACAGCGTGGCACTTTCTAATGACCCTAATCTTGCAGTAACCCCTGCTTTAGAGCAACTTGCGTATCAAACAGGATTAGAGGTTGGCATTAATGACCTTGGTACAACTAAGACTCGTTCTTTATTAAACAACATTGGAACATTAAGACAACGTAAAGGAACTATTGGTAACATTATTTCCTATATTTCATCTATGACAGGTTGTGGGGCGTCTTACCAATATGATTACAGTCCTTCCCCAACTGTTCACCATATCTTTCATGTTCTTGCACAAAGAATTAACTTTATCTCTGACCCCACATTTGAAGAAACAACCTACTTTAGTTTAGATGACAGCGTTGATTCCTATTACCGCTCTGTACACACAGCATCAACTTGGAATGTCGTTGCATACACAGACGATAGTTCTTTTTCTGGTGAATTTACTGTAACAAATACTAATGAGGGTATTGTTATTACACTAGGTGCTACATGGTCAGGTGACGAAGCAACTGTATTAGTATTCCCTGTCAAAGAATATCCTTATGTAGAAACAACTACATACTATTGTTCTTATGATACAGCCGCTAGTGCAGGAGCATCTTTTAGTGGTGTTCATTTGATGAGTACTGCTAATGCCACTGGAATCTCGGCTACGATTCCTTTCACTGGTTTAATTGGTTCTGATTTATATCTAGATACCACGTGGAACAACACTTCTACTATGCCATCTGATTCATCATCACGCCGTGTATTTGAATATGCTCCCAATGCGGGTGCTAGTTTTAATACTATATATGCCGTTCCTGTTTTAGAATTTAAGTTAGTTCCTGGAAGTTCTGCGTATATAGGACGATGGCTTTGGGAACCGTCTTTTGTTGGCGAATACTTTGATGGTAGTACCCGTGATGGTGGTTATATCCCATCTACATCTGGTACAGCAGGAGATGGTGTGTTTGACTACTTTTGGGGAGATGGTGGTACCCACGCAGACTACTCGTATTACCTACTTGACCGACAGCGTACTATTGAGACAACTGAGAGAGTTTTGTCTCAGTACGTTATTCCAGTTACGATGGTTAACGACTATACTTTGGATTGGAACTACTACATCGGAAAATAATGGATTATTTAATTGCTTCACTAGCCGTATACAAACTTGTACAACTTGCAGACGCTCTAACACCTAAAGAGGCTATGCCCTGGGTAAAGATTGTCTTTGCTGTCGTTCTTAGTTACCCAATTACTTTAGTATTGGGAACCCCTGACCCATATATTGACGGACTCGCTGTAGCAACCCTTGCAGGGGTGTGGCACGCTGTGGTACGTTTAATGATGCTCTTAGGAGACAATGTACAACGTAAAACATTACGATAAGGAAACAAGATGGCTACATACGGAATTCTAGGCGGGGGAACATGCCCCAAGAACATCATTGAAGACGGTTTACGAGACCTAGGAATTGACGGAAACGATTTCATTATTGTTGGTCATACAAAGCCATCACCCAACGAAGAACGTGTATACGATTTTCTTATTGAGAATGAAGCATCTTTTGAAGTTATTTATGAGTCTGACGGTAAGGCACCACGAGTCTTGATTGACAATGCTTCGTCTTTTTACCAGACAGACAATACGACCAAGTTGACTCTTGAGCGAATCATGCAGAAAGATGGTGCTCTTCTTATCTTGTGGGATGACGACAACACAGAAGAAATGAACAACATCATCTATCACGCATTTGACAATAAAATTGTGACAAAGGAATTGTCCAATGGTCTTATTCCAATTGACGTAAAAGATGAAACTCCTACTTTTACTGAAGCCGAGTTTGAGTCAATGCCACCTGCTGTACAAAAGCGCAACAGCACCAGCAACCCTTCTAGTACTGTAGAGAACTTGACTATTACAACACCGTCTTCACAAAGACCACAAATTGTGGCACCTGATGGAGACTGTATGATTACTGTTGTAATGCCAAATGGTACTGTGATTAGTACGCCAGCAACTGTTGAAGAAGTGCGTGTCCTGCTAGGACTTAGTGGAGGCAGTTAACTGCCAACGCCACTTCTTATGCATGTCGTCACGACCCGCTAAGAAGTCCATAATGCCTTGTTCGTCAGCCTTTTCTGCTTCTTTAAAAGCCTTGTTGACTGATTCAATCAAATCTTCGTTGATGCGGAGAAGTTCTTTAGCCATTGCTTTTGGTTCGGGCTTGACATCCTTTGGCTCAACGGTGCGTAAACTCGTGAACTTACTGAGTGTATACGGAGCGTACTCTCCCAACTTGCGTACATCTTCCGCAATAGGGTCAATGGATGAATAAACATCTTCATAAATATCTGCAAACAACGAGTGGTACTGGCTAAAGTCTTGACCTTCTACATTCCAATGGAATCCATGTGCAACAAAATACATTGTTACGGTATCGGATAAAAGAGTCTTTAGAGAGTCAGTAAGTGCGCTCACCATTTCACCTTATCTGCCCAATATGCGGCGCTCAACTTGCCCTTCTTAATGTTCTTGGCATGACGAGCCTTAAACGCTTTGTTACGCTCAGAACCATCAGGTGAACCTTGAACACCTTGCTGACCAAAACGAATTGTTTTAATCTGGTCACCTTCTTTAGCAACAACAATGTGTGACTTAGTGGGGTGGTCTGGAGTTGCTTTTGGCTTATTAAAACCTGACACACCTGCACGCTCAAGTCGTGGGTCTTTCTTAGTAGCCATTATTTCTTATCCTTCTTGGACACAGCCATGTTGTCCACGAGATTCGGGTAGGGACGCCCTGCTTTCTTAGCACGGGCTTTTGCTTCAGACTTTTGCTCAGGAGTAAGTTTGTCTGACTTCTTTTTGGGATTTGGTTTATCCCATACTTCTTTTTTGGTAGCCATCTGTAGCCTTTCTGGTGTAAGGGTCCATCATCTATCATACGCCCCTATAGACAGGCGTGCACGATGGTGTATGATGCAAACCCACTCATAAGGAGAACAATATGGCTGATGGAGCCTTCCTTCAATACCCCAAGTGGTTGAGAGAGTACCTTCGGGGAGACGCTACGACTACGGATGTTTTACTGGAAATGCTGTGCTACATGAACGGAAAGACTCAAGAACTGTGGACTACCTATGACCACATTGCAGAACAGACGGGGTACCACCGTACCACCGTTATTAGGTCAGTAAATAAATTAGTGGACCTAGGTGTCATTATAAAACGAACGTCTAGCAAGAACGGCAGAAGCCTCCCCAACTCTTATTGGGTGAACTTCAATAACCCACATTATGTGGGGGTAGCAGGGGAACTACCCTCCCCATTAGGGGTAGCAGGGGCGCTACCCAGTAGTAGCACGGGCGCTACCCCCGAGGGTAGCACGGGCGCTACCCAAATAAGAATAAGTAACAAGAATAAACAAACTAGAAAGGGAAAAATTGACCCAAGGTTGATGTCATGATGGGAAAGTATGAAGACGATTGGGGTCTGGCATTTGGCTCAGACAAAGACAAGTACACACCGCCAGCACCCAAGAAACAAAAACGCAAGGACACTACGGCATCTCTGGTGTACGAGTTCCGAGACCAACTGATGATGGATACCAGCAACTTGATGAACGCCCAAGTGAATGGTCCAGCGATGATGAAAGCGTTCCGCAAGATACTTGACACAGGCAGAACGTATGATGATATACGAGCAATGATTGCACAGTTCCACAAAGACATTCAGATAAAGCCATTGACTGACGGTATCCCTGCATGGAAGGCTTTCTTGGGTCGTCTAGATACTTTGGCAAACAAAGTGGAACGTTCTGAAACAAACTACGTCTATGATGATGACCCCAAGATTGACCCACGACTTATGAAAGACAACAATGGCTGAGTGGCATAGCAACAAGTACTGGCAAAATCGTAGTGCAGAAGACAGAGTTAAGAATCTACGAATCCCTGCTCGTTATAGAGATAAAGACCTTTCAAACTACGATAAGTCAAAAGGTGATGAGACATCCTTTGAAGCCGTAGAGCATTGGTGTTCAACTATTAATCGCAACCACAGTGAGGGTATGGGTTTGTATCTGTACGGTCACACGGGTGTTGGAAAGACACACTTGGCGCAAGGTGCGGCATTACAAGTTATTCGTAACCACAACATCTCAGGAATATTCATTACAGCAGACCGTTACATTGAGATGGTTTATGACGAGATGCGTAATGACGGAGACTTGCCCGAACCTTACTCAGACCCATTCCTGCTCAAGTACATGCGCCGTACATTTGACATCCTAGTGTTGGATGGTCTAGGTTCAGAGCGTGCGACAACAGAGTTTGCTCGTAACGCAATCATTTCTCTTATTGACAATCGTTATGAAGAGCGTTTGATTACCATCGTTACAAGCATCCTGCCACCAGCAGAACTGTCACGCACATACGGAAAGCGTTTACTCTCCATCATTCAAGAGAGTTGCTTCCTTATCAACGTTGAGGGACAGGACTACCGAAAGGTCATTAGCAGTGCAGGGGAATGACATCGCAAACTTCAACGACATTGGACAAGGTGTAATCTTTGAGGGACTCCTTGCAACACCACCGCCACAAAGATTATTTAAGCGCTCCAACAATGACTGGAACAAAGAGTTGTCAAAATGGAAAGCGCATGACCTACCACTCAAAGCGTTAGTAGATACGTCTGACAGATTGGGCGTTGATACTGAGGTTTACACATTCTTAGATTTTGAAGCAGTAGACGCTATTGATGCGTGGCTTGCTCGCAAAGGTGTATCACTACCTGTTTATTATTATGAGAACGTTGAAGAGTTGGCATACGACTTGCGTTTCAAGCGTTCAGTGCGTACTATTTACGTCCCTGAACAGGAGCAAGCCGCAGTCATTGGATTGCGAGCAACTGTCGTAGACAACAAGAAAGCGTGGACTTTGTAATGGCTAATGCCGAACATCTCTTAATTAGCAAAGTCCTTCAAACAGGTTCTGTCTCTGAAGTCATTGAAGCAGGTTTACGACCAGACCATTTCACAGGCGACTACCAACGCATGTGGATTTGGATGCTGGACTATTGGAGAAAGCACGGTGCTGTTCCAACTGCTCGTGTGTTCAAACAAGAGTTTGGTGATGTAACTGTTTATGATGCTGAAGCAGAACCATTCTCTGCTTTGATTGATGAGTTGTACTACGCATACAAGCGTGAACACATCATTACATCTATTGCTAATGCAATGCCATTGCTAAATGACAATGACGTAGATGAAGCATACAAGAAACTGTCTGAGGGTTTACAAAAGGCATCACTAGAGACAGCACGTCTTCGTGACGTTGACATCATCCAAAACTGGGAACAACGTCTATCTCGTTATGAAGAGATGCGTAACATGCCTAACGCTCTACGGGGTATCCCAACAGGGTTCATGGGCCTTGACCGCATCACCGCAGGACTACGACCACAACAGTTGATTACCTTTGTTGGTGAAGCAAAGAAAGGTAAGTCAATGATGTCTCTCATCATGGCTAACTCTGCTCACCAACATGGTGTTACTCCAATGTTTGTGTCATTTGAAATGAGCATTGAAGAGCAAGAGGCTCGCTATGACGCCCTGTTGTCTGGTGTGTCACATACAAAAATCATTCGTGGTGACATTACTAACCAAGAGATGCAGAAGATTCAAAAAGCATTACGTTTGCAAAAGAACATGCACCCATTTCACTTCACTGAAGACTCATCATCTTTAACAACTGTCAGCGCAATTGCGGCAAAGGTACAGCAATACAGACCAGGTATTCTGTTTGTTGACGGTGTGTACTTGATGGACGATGAAAATGGTGAGCCTAAAGGAAGCCCTCAAGCCCTCACTAACATCACACGTTCACTAAAGCGACTTGCACAGAGGTTTGACATCCCTATTGTAGGAACCACACAGGTGCTGTCATGGAAGTTAGGAAACAAGAAGTCACGTCAGGTAACGGCTGACTCCATTGGGTACTCGTCATCATTCGTACAGGACTCAGACCTCGTGCTTGGTGTTGAGTCAGACCCTGACATTGACAATCAATCAATCATCAGAGTTATCCTTGCTCGTACTGCTCCTAAGGGTGAAGTGCGTATCAAGTGGGACTGGCAGAACATGGACTTTACGGAGGTGGATGAAAGTGATGACAATGACAACTGGTATTACTGATTTATCGTCAGTACTCGTTGAGTTAGGTGTAGATGTTCGCCGTGTTGGTGAGCGTGAAATATCTGGCTGTTGCCCTGTGCATCTACGCACAACAGGAAAGGTTGACCGTTCTCCATCGTGGTCAATGAACGCATCAACGGGAGCATGGATTTGCTATTCCTGTGGTGCCAAAGGAAGTCTCTACAGTCTTGTATCTGAACTAACAGGTGACTACAAATCTATTTGGGAAGTGCACTCTTTCTTAATTCAATCAGGATTAAACCAATTGACACAGAAAGAAACTGCTGAAGAACAACCAGACGTAGATTGGATTACATACAACAAGTTTTCAGATGTGCCTGAGCATCTTCTTGAGAAACGAAACCTTGACCAAATGGTTGCTCGTAAGTTTGGAATTAAGTGGAACCCTACAAACAAGTCATGGGTTATTCCTATTGTCTCCGCAGAGGGTGAATTAACAGGATGGCAGGAAAAGAAAAAGGATTGGGTGCGTAACTATCCAATCGGTGTAAAGAAGAGCGAGTCCCTGTTTGGTGTAGAGCGAGTGCGTTCAAAGATTGGAGTGCTTGTTGAGTCCCCATTGGATGTTGTTCGTTTAGCCAGCGTCACAGATTCTGTAAGTGGTTTAGCAACCTTTGGAGCACATGTAAGCAAGTCACAGATTTATCTAGCAAACAGTTTGGTAGATACTTTAATCGTTGCAATGGATAATGACCAAGCAGGTATTGAGTCCAGTCAACGACTATGGAAAACACTTCCACG